TAAGAGGTTTTGTTCCTTTCCTCATTAATTTTAAAAGAACATTTCTTTGAAGCTTCTCCGGCAAATGTTTCATAATTTGCTGAGCTTCTTTAAATCCCTCTATTTTAATATTATTACTCATTATCTCGTTTTTCGCATGTAAGAATAATCCATCTATTTCTGCCAATAATTTTAATAGAAGTTATGTAATAATTTAATGAATTAAAAACTATTCGCATTTTATAAGTTACACCGGAAACATATCGTAATGTAAAAAATGTTTTGTTTATTGCAGTTTCCTGATCATCTTCTTCTTTTTCGTTTGCTCCACTATCAGAAATATTTGCCCATAATCCGGTTGCATGATTACTCCAAGCAACTGTTCGTAATCCATCAGAATCTGTTGATGTTGTTGGTTTTTGAATGCTTATAAGTCTGTCAAGACTTCCGATATTTATTTCATCACTCATACAGAATAAGGATAATAAAGATCAATTAACATATCAACTGTTTTAGAAAGAGTTTTATGCCCTTCATCACCACGATTTTCATATAAATGACCAACAATTAATTTTATTAATCCTTTAAATTCTTCAGGAACTAAGGCTGCGGTTCCATATCCTGCGGTAAATGTTATTTTAACCGCATTAATAACATCCTTTGTATCTGGCCAATCTTCATCAAATGTTGGATATAAACGTGCCGGAGTTTGAATATTATCGAGTTGAGATGATGCAACTGTATCAGCACCTCCATCAGTATCAGTATAAGCAATTTCAGAAACTGCAATTACAGGATAACGATTTATTTCAATTTCGTTTGCAGGAAAAAAATCAAGATATAATTCCCATGTTGTTGTTATCAAAGAACGATTAAGGCGTTTTTCGATCACTCGCCGTGCAACTTTTCCATAAGAGGTGATGATAGTATCTTCATCACTTCCTGTAACTCTTAAATGAGTTTTTAATTCAGCAACTGTTACAGGTTCTGTGGCCGGTTCGGTTTTGATTTTATACGCCATTGTTTGTTTTATTTAAGATTTTAAATATTCCCGGATTTCTTTTTCGGTTGTTTTACCAATACCATTAAATTCGGTTAAATCTGAAATACTATTAATTTCGGCAATTGTACAAACACCATTTTTTATTAAAACAGCACGTCCCGGAATATCATCAGGAAGATCGATCTTAATTTCGGCACCTTTAAAAGGTTCTACAATTTTAAGTTCGATAAGTTCATCAGCTTGTTTTTTTGGAAGTTCAACAGTATCTCCCTTAAAATAACCAAGACCAAATCCCATTCCGTTTCTGATAAATGTTACTTTTTTTGTTTTCATCTTTTGTTTTTTTTCTTTTTTTGCCCCTCCCTTTCAGGAGAGGCTAAAAAGATTATTAACCTAAAATTAATTATGAAAAATACCCCACCACGGGATGTCTTAATTCTATGTTGTTAGAGCATCGGCCATTGCTGCAAATGAAACAGCTCTACGAACTGCAACATCCCACCAACTGTTTGCCACTATTCTTAACAATGAACTGCCTGCTTGTGTATAAGGATCAACCACGAGATCCATTCCACCAAACTGGCCAATCATCAAATCATTAAAGTTTCCAAAAATGATTGCTGAACAAACTCCTGTTGATGTTCCTTTATCAAGATCGGAAGGAACTAAAGTTGATATTGCAGCTCTGTAACCATTAAGCATATTATCATCTTTTGGCCATACAAATAATCCAGAACCAGAATCTAATGCTGTTTGTTTTAATTTAGCTCTTACTTTTGGATTTGTAAAATACCCTAAACTTCCAATATCAGCATTATCAACTGCAACTTCTCTTTCAAGATTTATAATATTACCCCAAGTAGCAGCTAATCCATTTGTTCCTCCAGCAACTGATCCAATTCCGCTTGTATTCAAAATTCCTTCAGGTATAGGATCGGAACCTGATCCATTTATTGCTGCTGTTTCTACTGCAATCGCAATTGCAGAAAGAAGTTCATTTTTAATAAACTTTTCAACATCAATAGAACTTTGGAAAATTAACTGTTTCGAAATATCGGTATAACCACCTAAACGTTTTGGATCTAAAGAAATTTTTGAAAATACTGAATCTTTTTCTACATTTGCATCTTTTTCACCTTCCCAGGTTGCTGTTAATGCTGTAGCTGCAGGAATATCAATTTTACTTGTTAATCCTGTTAAAAATTGAGCACCTAAACTGGCAAGTTGCATTTTAGCTTTTAAAGGTTCAATAAATCCTTGTTGAACTGTAGGAACTGTAAATCCACCTTCTGTAGTAGTTCCTGCAGTTTGATCACGTTTTTCATGTAAAATTATACCGGGAATTCCAACTCCTTCAACTTCTTTTCCCATTGCTCTGGCTTCTTTAACGGCTTCTTGATGCATTTCAAGTTCTAAACCTTCAAGTTTTTGATTCGGTAACTGACTTCTAATCGCTTTAACTAAATTAAAATTGTTTTTAATTTTATCAATTTCACGTTGTTCGCCTTTTTCCGTTTTTTTTCTTTGCTGCTCACCTGCCATTTCAATAACAGTTTTTTCATGAGTTTCTGCTCGTTTAATTTCGAGGCCGAGAGTTTTCATTTTTTCAAGATAACCGTCATATTCTGATGTTTGATCATCTGTTAAAACCCTCTTTTCCTCTTTTGCAGTTGCAATAATTGCCTGAGCTTTATCCCAAATTGCACCTTTTTCATCTCTTAATTCGTTAGAGGATTTTAAACCTCCAACAATTGGTGTAATTGCCATTGTAATTCCTGTCATTCCTATAAAAGGATTGACATTAAAAAGTCCGCAAATGATTACTCCTAATAAAAGAGTAAATAATCCTAAAATAATTTTTCTTGTTTTCATTTTTTTTTAAATTTGTTATTTTAATTTATGTAATTCTAATTCCTTCTCGTATGTATCAAATGAAAAATCATCTTTTTCATTTTCTTCTTTGCGATGTTCGCTGCAATAATCATCTAAACTACGTTGCGCAATTTGTTGATTACGCTCAGCAATTTTTGCATCTGTATCAGGATATGCCGGAAATGTTACCGGAGATACATCAATAAGATTTTCAATTTCAAGGATAGTACGATCTTCATCGATACCTGCTTTTTCGCTTTTACTCCATTCTACTTTTTTAACAGTAAATTGAAATGATGATGATTTAATATCACCACGATTTAAGCTTTCTATTAGATCGTTTCCTGCAGTTGTGTTTGGTGCTTCGAATTCATATTTAAGTCCGATATCATCAACTGAAAGCTTTAATGTTTTAGTATTTCGAGCAAGAACAATATCTCTATTATGGTTAAATAAAGCAACGGTATCTTGATCAAGACAATTATTAAAAGCTTTGGGATCGATTTTTTCGCGGAACCATCCATATAAATCACTGGACCATACATTGAATTTTGCAGCATAACCTACAATTTTACGAGAGGGATTGTCGTCTTCTCTTTTCTCAATTCCAATTGGATAAGAAAATGTACGACATTCGATATTTGATTTTTTAATTTGTGTTGCCATTTTTGCCATATTTTTGGTTCATAATTTCTCCTAATTTATCGGCGGGTGCTAAATTTTGTTGCAGATAATATGTTTCACCACCATCAATTTTATTTTTATCTTCTAATGCACGAATTTCATCACGATTAAATACGCCGATGTTGAACATGTCTTTATAAAATTGTGATCTGGCTTTAGCATCGCCCCGCAATAATGCAGTAAGATTAAATTTTGAATAAAAATCAAGTTTTTCATCTTTACGGAATAATTTTCGATCAATTTCTTCTTCCCAAGTCCGATACCAAGGCATTAATGAATAAGTAACAAACTCTATTGCTTGTTGCTCAACAGATGCGTAAGTTGGTCGTTTTTGTGACTGAATTAAATGAAGTGCCATTCCGAACCACCGGGCGACATCCTCGATTTTATGTTCTGATGATGCAACAAATTGAGCATCTTCAGGGTTCATACCTATTTCTTTTATATCAAGCCCACCTTCTAAAAATGCAACATCATTAATATTATTTAGATTATTAGTATTATCATTATTTCCGTATTTCTTTTTCCAAGATTTTTTTAACCGAGTTTGAACATCTTCATTTACAGTTTTTGGTGATGTTAATGCTATTCGTTTTGCACCACCGGATGAAAAGATATTACCACCATATTTTTGAATTGCAAGAGAAGTTCCAATACTTTCGCGGGCAACGGTAAGAACTGATTTTCCTTTTATCCCATCAAAACTTAATCCTTTGATATGTAAAACATCATTTGCCGGAAATGGTAATTTATAACCATTAATTTTGTAAAATAATTGATTATGATAAATAAATGGTTCGACATCGTTTGGCTCGGAAATAAGTTGTAATTCGATAGGTCGGTTTGCACCATTGCGTTTTATTAGTGAGTATGAATTTCCTCTTAATACTGCTTGTGCTTGTGCTGATTGTCTAAATGTAAATGATCCCATCATTGAGTTTGGCTCTTTATGAATGAGATAGTGGACAGGATGTTTTTTTGCTATTGTTTTGTTTCCATTTATGTCTTGTATAACATTTAATGGAACCATTGCCAGGGAATTTGATAAAATACGAACGCAAGCCCACACGGCTGAAAATGTTAAAGCTGTATCCGGTGTAACATTCATTCCTGAGAATGACTCGCCACCAAAAACTTTTAATAACCATTCCTTTGGGTTTTTTATTGATGAAACTTCACCGGAACGGCGTTCAATATTAATTAATTCCTTACCTAAAATTGATAACTTCACATTTCGAAATCTTAATAATTTATTTGTTGTAAATTAAAAGTGACTTCAAAAATATGATGAGATTTTTAAATATAAATGGGACATTATGCCGTTTATTTATATAACGGCATAATGTCCCGGATGGTTTTGTTGGTTTGAGAAGGTTTTATTTATTGATATAATTTAATTAAATTAACAATCATATCTGATTCTCTATAACTTCGATGATGGTGTTTTTTCCAATGATCTACTTTTGTATAATTTTTAGTTAATTTAGGATATTTTAAATCTGGATTTAATTTTATTATATTTTTTATATCTAATAATGCTTTTTGCCGTTCCTTTATCGCATATTTAAAAATTAGTGTTCTTTGATAATTATCTAATCTCTCAATAAAATATATATTTTCGACTAAATGTCTATAATATTCGAATACTTGTTTAGTATTGAACATTCTTTTTTGATAACTTTCAGCAAATTCAATTACATCTTCGGGTGTATGAATTTCTTTTTTTGTGATTTTGTTAAATTTATTAAGTTTTAATTGATCTTGAAAACAAATTTCATAATATTCTTTCGCTGTCATAATAATTTTATTTAAAGGTTAATAATTTTTATAATCCTAATATCCCTATAAATTTAAAACGTTCTACATCGACACGTTTCATGTCGCCATTTATTGTCATTGTTTTTATTTATCACGGACCCGCTGCATTTTATTCTCATTTTTTATGTTCCGGTTTTTTACGAAAAATGAAAATCATTTTTTTTGTGATTTCATTCGATTATTTTTCACACGCCGGAAACTATCCCAGTTTGAGTATTTATATTTCCCAAAATATTTTTTATAGGTATTTTCGGTTTCTTCGTAGGCTTCTTTATTGGTTTTTAAATCATCACGACCAAGGTTTTCAAAGTATTTTTTCTCAAAACCACGAGATGTAAGTAAATTTATTGCTTCAGGATTGATTTTTTTCTTTGTTTTCATAGTTAAAGTCCTTTATTTTTATAAATTTCGTTGATATCTGGCTCGCTGTCACCTGTCATATACACACAAAGTGCTATAATTAAAGCAACAATACCATCAATTTTGTTTTTACTTTTGGATTTATCAGGCCGAATATTGTCATTTGTATCTCTGACAAGCATAATATTACTCATCATCCACCTGAGAATCGGGTTCCCGGCATGATTTATTAATAATTCCATGATTAATCGTTCCAGTTCCTTTGTTGGAGCAGAAATTACAGACATATACATTGAAACAGGATCGAATGTTTCAATTCCTTCTTCCTGTAAATCTATAACTAACTGAGAGGCATTCCATTTATCGAAGCCGATCATTTGAATATCTAAATCTTCATCGAGCTCAATAATTTTCTTTTTAATGATATTATAATCTGTGACGTTTCCGGGAGTTGCTTCAATTAATCCTTGTCTGATCCAGTCGTTATAATTAACATCAACTGAAACAGATCGAGCTTTGGCGGTTTCTTCAGGTAACCAAAAAAACGGAACCACATCAAATCCCTCACCTTCCAACCATGGAAATATTAAAACTAATGCTGATAAATCGCGGATGGAGGCAAGGTCTAAACCTGCATAACATTTTCGTCCCTTGTATTTTGATAAATCAATTTTTCCAAGATCACATTTCATATAATCAATATCCGAAAGCCATGTCGTTTCGCTCGATGTCCATTGATTTAAATGTAACCGCCTGAATGTATCTTCGAAGCTCGGATTATTTTTAACAACATTAATTTGCTCTTTTATGTATGCTTTTTTTACAATAGAGCCATAACCGGGATTTGCAATTTTCCAAGTTTCTTCTGAATAAATATCCATCTCTTTGCCAACTGTGTATATTACCGGGAGGAATGTATCATCTTCAATTATACCATCTCTAACTTTTACAGCATAATCATGCATTTCGAAACAAATACTTTGCTTATCGAAGCCCGCAGTAGTCAATAAAATGATTAATGGTTGGCGGCGTGAACCAACTGAGGTTGTTAAAACATCATATAATTCACGGTTTGGTTGTGTATGGAGTTCATCAAAGATAATTCCATGAGCATTAAAGCCATGTTTTGTCCTGGCATCAGCCGAAATGGCATGATAAAAGCTACCAGTTTTAGGGCAAGTAATTGAATTACGGAAACATTCGGCACGGCTGTTAAGAGCTTTTTCATGGTTGACCATATACTTTGCAACCTCGTGAACAATTCCTGCTTGAATGCGTTCAGCAGCAGCGGAATAAATTTCTGCCCCCGGTTCGTTATCGGCAAGCAATAAGTATAAACCAATTCCTGCAGCAATAGTTGATTTTGCATTTTTACGAGGAATCTCAACATAAATTTTTCTATATCGGCGTAATTTTGTGATCCTGTGCTTCCATCCAAAAAGCGGCCGGATGATATCATCTTTTTGCCAATCTTCAAGAATGATTTTTTTTCCCTGAAGCTCTCCCTTAACATGGCAAATATATTTCTCGATCCAGTTTATCACCCGGTCCGCTGCTTTTTTATCGTATATGTATTTTGAATTATTTGTCATTTAATCGAAATCTTTATCTTCATCATTTTTTCCTTTTACAAATGGAGCAACGATTCTACTTTGCGCCGATGGCGTAAGTCCAAATTCGCTTGCAAGTTTAATGGCAGAATTTAAAGCATCCTGAGAAATTTTATGATATGGATTAACAATTAATGATTTTATTTGTCCGGTATCATTTCGCAAAGCCTGCACCCGTGATTTTGTTCTTAATTGTTCCTCTGTTTCTAAATGAAGTGCCATTTGATTTGAAAAAGAAATAAGTAAAGGTAATCCAACTGTTTGAAGTAGATTATTTGCAGCCAATTCTTTAGCTGTTGTTTGATATATTTTTTTTCCAATAGGAGAAAACCATTTTGGTGGATAAGGAATTTTAATCACTCTTTCGACTTCCATTTCCTTTTCAGGAGTTCTACATTTCTGCAAAGTTCCCTGAGCCTTTTTTATTGATGTTGGTTTTGATTTACGACCTGCCATTATATTTCATTAAAATAATTAATAATATTTTTATATATTTTTTCATTGTTAAAAACCACATACTGCTCAATGTTCGCATTATTTGAAAAATTGCCACTTCCTGCAATTACATAATAATTTTTATCTGTTTTTATACAATTAATTTTACTATGATTTCTTGCTTCTTTAAAATCGAATGAAAATTGTTTTTTAAAATGATTTAGAATTTCAATAATATTTTGGTGGTCATATTTCATCATTTTATTAATTAAAATAAAAGCATTTGCTACTGCCCCGGAATTAATAAAATCGCCAAGTGCAAGTAATACGCTTTTTGATAAATTAAAAGTTGAGAAATGAATACTTATGATTTTTTCTGTTTTTAAAATATATGGAATAAATGTAAAAGCATTAAAACTCATTTGAGTAATAATAAATTCCATTTCATTTTTTATTGGCATCTTAAATTCCTTTAAATTTATTAATTTATTAAAATGAAAATCCAAATATTTATCTTTTAAAATTAAATCTCTTTTTTCCTTTTTTTCTTTCTTTGATAATATTTTAAAAGTATTATCTTCAATAATATCAAATTTCAAATCTTCTATATTTCCAAACTCTTCCATTTTGCACGCATAAAAAAGTGAT